GTAATGAAGGAGAAAAAGAACGAGAAGTTAATTTATTGTTAAACAGAATTAGATATTAGGATATTAGCATAGAATACTCTAACTACAAGCGTGTTCAGTTAGAAGAATGGTCAGAGTTCGAGCATCCGGATTTCAAGCAGCTACGTAAGCGTTTGCGTGGTAAGAAAGGGCAGCAGATTATTTGTACCTTCAACCCGATTAGTGAAAGCCATTGGATAAAGAAAGAGTTCATTGATAAAGACAAATGGCACGATGTGCCGATGTCGGTTACCATTGCCGGCAAAGAGTTGCCGGAAGAACTTACCAAGGTCAAATCCGTAAAGAAGAATGCACCTAGGCAAATACTTAATCTTCGTACTAAGCAAATCGAGGAACAGGCACCTAATACAGTTATTATCCAATCTACCTATTTGAATAATTTTTGGGTGGTCGGTAGTCCTGATGGCACATACGGTTTTTATGATGAGCAATGTGTTGCCGACTTTGAATATGATAGAGTTCATGACCCGGATTATTATAATGTGTACGCATTGGGAGAATGGGGTGTCATTCGTACCGGTAGCGAGTTCTTCGGTTCCTTCAACCGTGGCAAACATTCCGGTGAACATAAGTATGTTCCGGACTTGCCTATTCATATCTCTGTCGATAACAACGTGCTTCCATATATCAGTGTATCATATTGGCAGGTCGATTTCACAACTGGTACCAAGGTTTGGCAATTCCATGAAACGTGTGCCGAAAGCCCGAACAATACAGTTAAGAAAGCTTCCAAGCTTGTTGCAAAGTATCTGAAATCTATCCAATATTCTGATAGGTTATATGTACATGGTGATGCCTCAACAAAGGTGGCCAACAGCATTGATGATGAAAAACGCTCTTGGATGGACTTATTCATAGACACATTACAAAAAGAAGGGTTCGAGATTGAAGATAAGGTAGGTAACAAGAATCCGAGTGTCGCAATGACCGGTGAGTTTATCAATGCTATCTTTGATTGTACTGTTCCCGGCATAGAGATATACATTGACGAATCATGTTCGGTATCTATCGAGGACTACATGAGCGTACAGAAAGATGCTAACGGTGCCATTCTTAAAACCAAGGTCAAGAATAAAACTACCATGCAGACATATGAGGAACATGGTCATTTATCCGATACGTTTCGCTATGTTGTTGTGGATTTGTGTAGTGAGCAGTATATAGAGTTTAGTAACCGGCGAAAAAGGAACTTGTATGCTTGTAATGGCACTATTAATTTCTTCAATCCAGATACCGAATGTAAATACACTAAGAAGATTCTATATGTGATGCCGAATGTTAATGGGAAATTTGTCCTTATACAAGCGTTTAGATGTGGAAATAAATGGCATGTTGTTGATGTCGTATTTATGGATACTATTTCAACAGAAGATATACGTTCTTCTATTTTGTCCCATGAATCTGATTCATGTGTAATTGAATGTACGGATGCTTATTTTCCTTTTATTCGTGAACTCCGTTCTAGTACAAACAAGGAGATTCGTGTAATGAAAGAGTTTCCGGATGTAGACAAGCGTATTGCTGCAACATCTGATTACGTGAAAAATAGTATTCTTTTTTCTGCATCAAAAGTAGAATCTGATACGGAATATGTTGCCTTCATGAATAACCTGATGGATTATAATAAAGATAGTGAAACAAAAGAGGCCAGTGCTGTTTTGAGTGGGCTAGTACAGTTCGTTGTAAAATTAGGTTTGAATTGATTTGTGCTTTATGTATTTGAAAATAAATGTGTTATACTAAAATTACTATGCTCTCGTAATTTCAAGATTTTAGAGTTTTGGAAAACGGTTTTCCTTTTTACTTAGTTTTGCTCAAAAAGGAACCCAATGAATATTTTTTTTGATAATCTATTTGGAAAGAAATCTAAGACTAAAGGTGAAGTTGAAATAGTTACTTCATCTGAAAATAAGGATATAGATACTCAAAGTGGCAAGGCTGAAAAATGGTCAGTTGCATACATTGAGGACCTTACTAGTCCTATTGTAGCGGGTAGTAACTATCTAACGCTATTCAGTACGATACCTGAAGTCTTTTTCCCGATCGATTATATTGCATCGCGAATTGCAGGTGCTAATTTTCAATTGAAGAAAACTAAGGATGATAGTGTAGTATGGGCAAACAGACGAATGAATGGCATACTTAGCCGTCCTAATTGTCTAATGCGTTGGAGAGAGTTGATTTATCAGCATCATATTTATAAATTGTGTACAGGGAATAGCTTTATTCGTGCCGCTATGCCTGATGTCTTTTCTACAGCTGAAAAATGGAGATATTGCGATAATTATTGGGTGCTACCTTCTGATAAGACTATTGTAGAACCGGTTTATGGAAATGTGCCATTGTTTGGTATTGCTCAAACAGAAGATATTATTCGTAGCTATCGTTTGGAGTATGGTTGGAATGGTAGTTTGGAAATTCCTCCATACCAAATATGGCATGATAGAGACGGAAGTGCAGAGTTCTATTCAGGGGCTATGTTCTTGAAGTCCAAAAGTCGTCTTGCTTCCCAAAATAAGCCAATGTCAAATCTAATAGCTGTATATGAAGCTAGAAATGTGATTTATGTAAAGCGGGGTGGATTGGGCTTTATTGTAAGTAAGAAAACTGATGCTACCGGTTCAATAGCGTTGACTGACGATGAAAAGGAACAGCTTTTGAAGCAAAATTTTGAGAAGTATGGTGTAAGGAAGGGCCAAGTACCTTATGGTATTTCAGATGCAGATATTGACTTTGTTCGTACTAATCTTTCTATTGCAGAGTTACAGCCGTTTGAAGAGACTTTGGCTGATGCAATAAATATTGCAGGGGCATACGGCATCCCTGCCGTTCTTGTTCCGCGAAAAGACCAGTCCACATTTAGCAATCAGGCTACTGCTGAAAAGAGCGTATATTGTTCAACTGTTATTCCTATGGCCAAACAATTCTGCAAGGATTTTACAGCTTTCCTTGGTCTTGAAGGAGGGGGATATTATTTGGATTGTGATTTCTCTGATGTTGATTGTTTGCAGGAAGGATTGAAAGAATCCGAGGACGTAAAGACAAATATAAATAAACGTTGTCGTGAACAATTCTCATGTGGGCTTATAACACTCAATGACTGGCGTGCCCAAATAGGCGAAAGTATGATAGAAAATCCCTTGTTTGACAAATTGAAATTTGATATGTCAGATGAGGAACTGGATAAAGTAAATCGAGTTTTTAACACTAAAAGTGGAGATGAAAAAGATGGAAGAGAAAATCAAAAGCCTTCAGTACAAGACAAAGGCAAATGATGTTGATGAGAAGGGTATCGTTACCGTTGCGGTGAATGGTATCGGTGTGAAGGACTCACAAAATGACATATCTATGCCCGGCTCATTCAATAAGACATTGAAAGAAAATATTGGTCGGATGCGTTGGTTCCTGAATCATCGTACAGACCAGTTGTTAGGTGTTCCGTTGAGTGGTAAGGAAACAGAAGGTAATTTGGTTATGGTCGGTCAGTTAAATCTTGAAAAACAGATTGGCCGTGATACGTTAGCTGATTATAAACTGTTTGCAGAGAATGGCAGAACACTTGAACATTCTATTGGGGTCAAGGCCATTAAAAGAGATTCTGTTGATCCCTGTAAAGTGCTTGAATGGCGTATGATGGAATATTCAACATTGACAAGTTGGGGGAGTAATCCCCAGACTTTCCTTGTGAATATTAAGTCTGCTACTGCCGACCAGGTAAAGGAGGCTGTTGATTTCGTTCGGAAAGCGTTCTTGCAGCATGGATATAGTGATGAACGTTTAAAAGGATACGATATGGAATTAAGTTTATTACTGAAGAGTCTCAACGGTGGTGCCGTTGTCTCATGTCCTCATTGTGGTCATCAATTTGATTATGATGCAGAAACAGAGCATACCTTTGCCCAACAGGTATTAGATTATGCTGCTGATTATCAGAGATGGATAACACAGGACATTGTAAGGGAAGAAATGGAGAAGCTCACTCCGGAGATTAGAACCCAAGTAATTTCTCTTATTGATTCTGTCAAATCAGAAAAGAAAGAATTTTCTCAAAAGGGTCTACAAGACCTTATGAATTATGTAAGATGTCCCCACTGTTGGGGAAAAGTATATCGTTCGAATGCTATTCTGCAAAACACTTCTGAAGATACCACCGGAAAAAATGAGCCGTCTGTTGACACTCAAGAAAAGAATGACGGGGAAAATGGGAACGATGAAGTGACGATTAAAGCCGCTGATAATGGCACTTTACTCGATTTTAAGAGTTTGAATAGCTGTTTCGAGAATAAATAACTTAAAATTTAAATTTTATGCCAATTAGAAAATTTACAGTATCAGATTTTAATCTGAAAACGGACGGCTTGCCGGCAGAACAGAAGGCGTTTATGGAAAACATCGTCGGCATGATGTGTGAAGTAGTAAACAAATCCCTTGAAGGAATTGCATCACCGGATGAGGTATCAAAACAGTTTGACGATATTAATAAATTGCTGAAATCCTATGACAATGAGAAGTTCCAGCAATTGGTTAAAGACAATGAAGAACTCGTTGCCCAAGTAAAGACCCTTGGAGAAAGTATTGAGAAAATGAAACAAAAGGGCTTGTCTATGAATGCTATCAACAAGTTCGATGAGAAGTTGAACGAGATGCTTGATTCTGAAAAATTCAGAGATTTCGCAGAAGGAAAAACACGCAAATCAGGAGAATTTGACGGCTTCTCCTTGAAAGATGTCGTTTCCATGACTGACAATTACACTGGTGATTTGTTGATAACTCAACAACAGAAACGTGTTGTGACTCAGGTTGCCAACAAAAAGTTGCATATGCGTGATGTATTAACGACGCTGACAGCTGATCCTGCATATCCTCAACTCGCCTATGCGCAAGTATATGCTTTCAACCGCAATGCCCGTTTTGTAACAGAGAACGGTCGTTTGCCTGAATCAAGCATCAAGGTAAAAGAGATACAGACAGGAACTAAGCGCCTTGGTACTCATATTCGTATCTCAAAACGTATGTTGAAATCAAGAGTGTACATTCGTTCCTACATCTTGAACATGCTTCCTGAAGCTGTTTGGATGGCAGAAGACTGGAACATCTTGTTTGGTGACGGTAACGGTGAGAATTTGCTTGGTATTATTAATAATACTGGGGTGACTTCTGTAGAGAAGATTATCAGTACAGCCATTGTTACAGGTGCTGCCGGTGCTGTAAAAGCTATTACCGGATATAACGGTGATAAGGATGTGATTGTAGAGTTTGCAGAACCACAGGATTTGATTCTTGATGGAATGAGCATCACGTTCGCCGGTGCCGCTGTTCTTACAGAACTGAACAAAACACACGCTCTTGTGAAAATGGAAGATGGTCGTATCCTTATTCCTGGCGTCGCGTTCTCCGGTGCTGAAACGGCTACGGATAAAATGACATTCAGTGTTCATGAAGCCGGCTTTAAGAACATTGAGGAACCCAACTCTGAAGATGTAGTGAAAACAGCTTTCGCCGCAATGACATATGCCCAGTATTTCCCGAATGCTATTATTCTTAATCCAATGACTGTTAACGGTATGGAGTCAGAGAAAGATACGACAGGACGTAATCTTGGTATCGTTAAAATGGTTGATGGGGTGAAATATATTGCCGGTCGTCCGATTATCGAGTATGGTGGCATTCTTCCAGGTAAGTATCTTTCAGGTGACTTTAACCAAGCCGCAAATTTGGTTGATTATACCACTTTGACACTTGAATGGGCTGAAGATGTGGAGACCAAGCTTTGCAACGAGGTTGTGCTGATGGCACAAGAAGAAGTTATCTTCCCGATTTATATGCCATGGGCTTTCGCTTATGGGGATTTGGCCGCATTGAAGACTGCAATAACTAAAGCGTAGGATTATGGATTACATACTTAGAGGTAACGATAAGGATGTAACCAATGTGCTTAAAGAGCAACGCATTCGGATTAATAGAGGGATGATTCAACTCATCCCTATTTCCGAATGTGGTCTTGTTACAGAAGAAGATGCCCAAAAGACATTGGAATGTATGCTTGCAGAGAAAAATGAAGAGATTGGCAGGCTTACTGCATCCATTGCAGAGAAAGATAAGACAATTGTTGAACTGACAGAAGAGCGTGAAACAATGAAAGCTCGCATTGCAGAACTTGAAGTACAGGTGCCTTCTGATGAAAAGAATCTTCCGGTTGCCGATTCAAAAGATTTGCAAGAGGAAGATGCCAAGGTGGTAACTGTTACAGATGATAAAGCCGTTTCCGTGGAAGATGAAAAGAAAACCGGGAAAGGCAAGACTTCTAAATAACTATCGCTATGTTGATTGATGTTTCATATTTTATGTCAGGTCCCAGGCATATTGAGAATGTTTCGGTCGCTGAAATGCCTTCGCCTCAATCTCTTGCTGTGAATGAGGTGATAAATGGGTATATTAAGGCATTTCAGCCCGAATTTCTCCGGAATGTTGTTGGTGTGACTCTTTCCCAAGCTATCACAGATTATTTGGAGCTTATTGAACGGGAAAAGGAAGATTCTTCAAATGAAGTTGATATTTCAGAAGAGAAAGAAGAACACCAGTCCGGATATGCAATATTGTGCGAGAAGTTGTGTGAACCGTTCGCTGACTATGTCTTTTATCATATTCTTCGTGACGCAAACACACAGGCTACAATAACCGGGCTTGTCCGTTTGAAATGCGCTAATGAATATGTAGCTCCTTTGAAGAGACAAGTAAGCACATGGAATAGCATGGTAGAGAAGAACAAACAGTTTGTTGAATGGGCTATGTCGAATGATTGTCCTTTTGATGTGAAAATAACCAAGAATCTTTTGACCCCAATTAATGCTTTCAATTTATGATAGATTTAGATATAACAGAACTGTTTGAGGAGATTGTAAAGGAACTTCCAGAAGAGCTTGAAATCCTCTATCCAAATGGGAAAGGGGGAACTAAAGTAGTGAAGTCCCCAAGGTTGAATTACATCTTCGGTAGCAGTCAATATATCAAAGATATTTTAGATGAATACAGTAAGTCTTCTGCCCAGTCTGAAAGGAAGTTTCCATTGGTTGCACTATTCACTCCAATAAGTGAAGATAGAGGTGACGCGGATTATTTTTCAAAAGCAAAGGTTTCGTTAATTATAGCATGTTCTTCTTGTAAAGAGTGGAGCAATGAGATGCGCAGAACCACATCTTTTAAAAATATCCTTCGGCCAATCTATAAACGTTTATTGGAAGTATTATATGAAGATTCTCGGTTCGACTGCGACTATGACGAAAAAGTGAAACATAGTTATTCAGAAAACTATTCATATGGCAGATACGGAGCCTATACAGATTCCGGTGAGGCTGTGAGCGAGCCGATTGATGCCATAAATATACGCTCGATGGAAATAAAAATTAATAATCTTAATTGTAGAAGAAAATGAGAAAGATTAGAACGTGTAAGGGTTCCCGGATGAACACTGGTAGTTCTGCTTGTAGCATTGACTGGAAAAAAGTCAAAGGTGCTATCTTGACAGAACATGGTGTCAAACTCCCTGCTGATATAACAGGTGAGAAATTGCTCGAATTGTGCCATGCAGACCGTCCCGGGCGTATTTACCCTATTTTGCCATTCCTGGAGTATGCCAAGAATGGTGGAGAGCCCCAAGTTAATGCTGTAGGGTACGGTGCAAGCGAATACAACGGGCTTAGCGCTCAAACAGACACCTTCACTTTGAAGAAATTTGATGAGGTTTTGAATGCCCAGCTTCTGAAATGTGCCAATAAAGGATGGGACGTTTACTTTTGGAATCAGGATAATATGTTGATCGGTTATAATGATGACACTGATATCCTTGCCGGTATTCCGATGTCTACTGTTTACCCGACCGTGACACAGTACCCGACCAGTAGTGCTAAGTCTGCGATGACTGTTAGTTTTTCACATGAAGATGTGGAAGACAGCCAATTGCACTTTGACTACGTGCAGTTAGACTTCAATCCCAAGAATTTCGTTAAAGGCTTGGTTGATGTTGTGTTTCAAAAGTTGGAGGCCGAAAATACTTACAAAATAGTTGAAGTTGTTGGTGGTTATGACCGTACAGAAGAATTTGGCAGTCTTATTGCTGATGGTGCTGCTGAAGTTATGAATAACGTAACTTCTGCTACATATTCGGATGGTATCATTACCATTGTTCCTAAAGCCGGGGCGGTTCCTTCGTTGAAAGCTCCTTCTGTATTGTATGAAAAAGGAATCAGAGGTATCGAGCAGGTGTCATGAAGGTAGATAATGTTACGTTCGTCGAGGTTGCTGTGAAGGGCATGACGAAGGAAGAGTTTATTAATGCACACATTAAAGTCGTGTGGCAGGAACTGAAGGAAGCTGACCGCAAGAAGAAGCTCTCGGAAGTGTACGATGCGATAACTAAGTAACCGACGGGCTGGGGTGTGATTACAGCCCGGCCCGTTATATTTTTACTGTATGGCAGATTTTGATGAATTACATAGAGTTATTCATTCCATTGCATCCGGGTTTGAAGAGGAATGTATTAGGTGTATGGAAGAACATAAGAATGTGCTCGTTGATTGCATTCAGGAGCAATTATATTCCGGTCTGGACGGTACTGAACATCTATTGAATCCTGATTATGATACTGACACCTATTTTAACGAGCCCGGTCCCTGGCAGAACCGTGCGGAACAATATAAACGATGGAAGGAGAGGATAACTCCACCTCTTAGAAGTGAGATGCTTTATTTGCCACCGCGTCCGGTTGAGGTACCTAACCTCTTTATTACTGGTACTTTCTATGATAGCATAACTGCCGATAGAATTGATTCCGGGCTTCGATTCTCAACGAAAGGATTTACGGACGGTAGTTCTATTGAGAAGAAATACGGTGAGCAGATTTTAGGCATTGGTGATACAGCTAAAGAGTACTTCAATATTATGTATCTCCGTCCCTGGATGGAACGTTTCTTTTCAGAATGTGGATATCGGTAGAAAATGGCTTGTGGTTGCGAAATAAAAAAGATGCAGAGTGAACTGGAACGTATCAGTGATCTTGCAAAGAAAGCAGCTGTCTTGGATGGTTGCATGTATGTCGTTTATCAGAAAGAAGATGGTACCTATGCTTTTGATAAACTAGGAGTTGAGATAAAAGGAAAGATTGTTGAATATAGACATTACCTGTAATTATGGATTTAAAATTGAAAGATTTCGTTGATGATAGTGAGATTCAAAAGTTGATTGAACTTGATAATACTATTGATAAAGTAAGGGAGACTTATAAGAATGCAGCTATTGAGCTTGCAAAAGGTCTAAAGATAAATGTGGACGGCATCGCTGACTTGGAGAAGTTAGGTAACATTTATAATACTCAAGTTAAAGTTGCAGGTTCTGCATCTAACGAATTAACAGAGGCTCTTAGGAAACAGTCGGAAATAACCCAAGCTGTTAGTAAGAGGATAGAGGAAAAGTTAAATGTAGAAAAACTGTCTTCTGCTGAATTAAAAAAACTCACTAAGGCTAATCAAGATAATGCTGTCTCATTGGAGAAAGCAGCTAAGGCGGAAGCTAATCTGACCAAAGCACAGAATGCCGGCAATACTACTCGTAAGAAAGCTGTTCTATCTGAAGAAGAACGTTTAAAGATTATCCGGTCGGCAATAACACTAACTAATCAGGAAGTACACAGTCGTTCCCAGGCAAAGGAAATGAATAAGCAGCTTCAAAAGGCTGTTGATTTACTGAAAGATACGGATGAAAACTATATTCGTACTCTCGCTCGTCTCAATTCTACAATCGGAATCAATACCGATTACATAAAACGTAACTCTGACCGGTACTCACAACAGAAAATGACTATCGGAGCTTATAGAGAAGAGATTAAAGCCGCAGCGTCTGATATATTGAAAGGAAATGTGTCTCTTAAAAATATGGGTGATTTGGCAAAAAGTACTGGTGGTTATTTGAAATCGAGTATGGGAGCCGGACTTTCAGAGGTAAGGGTTGGGGTTGGTTCCATGATAAAGGGAATGATTGGAGCACAAGCTGTGATAGCAGGTATACAGAAAGTGATAAGTCTGTTTAAATCCGGGGTTAATTCAATTATTGATTTTGAAGCTGCAAATAGTAAGTTGTCCGCCATTCTTGGTACGACCTCTAAAAATATTAAAGAATTGACAGCTGACGCTCAAAGATTGGGAGCGGCAACGAAATACACAGCATCCGAAGCTACTAATTTACAGATAGAACTTGCTAAACTTGGCTTTACAAGAAAAGAAATTCTTCAATCTACGGAAGGAATTTTAAAATTCGCCCAAGCTACCGGTGCAGACCTTCCAGAATCTGCCGCTTTGGCTGGAGCCGCATTGAGGATGTTTGACGCAGACACCAAGGAAACTGATAGATATGTATCTGCAATGGCTATTTCCACGACAAAAAGCGCATTGTCATTTTCTTATCTTGCTACTGCGTTACCTATAGTAGGACCAGTCGCAAAGGCTTTCAATTTTACCATAGAGGATACTTTGGCATTGGTTGGAAAGCTTGCAGATGCCGGTTTTGACGCATCTTCTGCTGCCACCGCAACACGTAATATATTTTTAAACTTGGCTGATAGCGGTGGAAAGTTGGCGAAAGCTCTAGGAAAGCCTGTAAAGACATTACCTGAATTGATAGACGGATTGAAGTCACTAAAAGAAAAAGGGGTTGATTTGAATACAACTCTTGAACTCACCGATAAACGTAGCGTTGCTGCCTTTAATGCTTTTCTTACCGCTGCTGATAAAATATTGCCGCTTAGAGAACAAATAACTGGTGTTGAGAGTGAATTGGATGATATGGCTAAAACGATGGGCGATAATGTTCAAGGAGCTATTGCCGGTTTATCATCTGCTTGGGAAGCGTTGGCTCTGTCTTTTTCAAATTCAAAAGGATGGATGAAAGAGGTTATCGATTGGTTGGCGAATCGCGTTAGAGAAATAGCGGATTCTATTAAAGATATTGATGACAGGTTATCAGGTATAAGTAATACATCAGTTAAACAAGGAGAAGATACTTATGATACACACCTTTTGGAATTAAGAGTCACTTATAACAAGAGAATGAAGGAACTTATGGATGCAGGTGATACACAAGAACAGGCATCTTTGAAGGCTATGAAAGAAATATCCTCTCAAAAAGTCGAAATATCAGAGACCGAATTAAAGCAATTAGAGGACTTGAGAAGTAAAGCTTTGGAGCAAGGTCGTAAATATGGAAAAGAAGCAGGGTTCTCATGGAAAAAGTTTTTAGGACTTGGTGATAATGGTCTTAGAAATACCAAAGATGTTGATGATGCAATGAATAAGATGATTGAATTTCAAAATCAATATCAGATTTTTCAGTATAATATATCTAAAAAAGAGGCTCGTAATTCGGCTGTAGATGATTTTTTAAAAGGCGTACAAGAATCCACGGAAAAAGCTACTAAAACGACAAAAGAATTGACTGATAAAGAAAAACGTGAACAGGAAAAAGCAGCCAAAGAAAAACTGAAGATTCGTGAAACTTATCAGGAATCAGAACTAGCTCTTATGGATGAGGGACTGGAGAAAGAACTTGCTAAAATTGGTGTTGCTTACTCGAAGAAGATTGCTGCCGTCAAGGGTAATAGCAAAGAGGAAATTGCCACACGCCAGAATTTAGCTAAGGAAATGCAGGAGAAGTTAGATGAGTTTACTATTAAGTATAATTCTGATCGTGAGAAAAAGGATGTTGAGAACGCTCTTGCTGTTGTAAAAAAGGGGTCCCAGGAAGAACTTGATTTGAAATTGCACCAGTTGGAGTTGCAACGTGAAGCAGAAATTGATGCAGCGGAGAAAACAGGTGAAGATGTTTTTCTCATTGACGAAAAATATGCAAAAAAGAAACAAGAACTTAACGAAAGACATGCATCCGATCAGGTGCAGTTAATTGCAGAGAATGCAGCGCATGAGCAGGAAATCCGGGATGCTGCATATGTTATGGATACGCTTGCTCTTAAAAAACAGTTAGCTTCTAAGGAAATAACCCAGCAGGAGTATGCAGAACTTGAATATCAGCTAAAATTAAACTATGCACGTAAAACTACTGAAGCAGCTATTGATGCTTTGGAGTCCGAACTTGCTACTGCCAATTTGAGTACGGATAAAAGGGAGAAACTAGAGGAGAAACTTGCTAAATTGAAAGCAGACCTTGCCCAAAAAGAAGCAGAAGCGGAGATTGAGGCTATCAATAAGGTTACTAAAGCGGATGAGAAAGCTCAGAAAGAGCGTCAGAAAAACTTGAAAAAGTGGCTTCAAACTGCATCTCAAGCTGTGGGGACCATTGGAAACTTAGTCTCTTCTATTTATGATGGACAGATTCAGAAAATAGAGGAAGAACGGGAAGCCAATGAGGAAAAGTATGATGAGGATATTGAACGAATAGAGAACTTAGCAGAATCGGGGGCCATATCTGAAGAGGAAGCAGAAGCTCGTAAGCGTGCGGCCAAGGAAAGAACTGAAGCTAAGAATGCCGAACTTGAAAAACAAAAACAAGAAATGGCACGTAAACAAGCCATTTGGGAAAAGGCGGCTAGTGTCGCTCAAGCTGGAATAGCCACTGCACTGGCAATAACTGAAGCTTTACCGAATATTCCTTTATCTATTGTTATTGGTGCCATGGGAGCAATTCAGGTTGCAACTATTCTTGCAACTCCTATTCCTTCCTATGCAGACGGTACTAAAGGTAATGATAGGCATCCCGGCGGTACCGCTTTAGTTGGTGATGCCGGTAAACATGAAGTTATCATGTATTCCGGAAAAGCATGGATTACTCCTGATGCTCCAACTTTAGTTGATATTCCTAAAGGTGCACAAGTCTTTCCTGATGTTGATAAGGTAGATATCTCTAATTTTGATATGCCGGATTGGGACTTTCCTACATTTTCACCGACATATTTTGCATCTTCTTCCGGTGACACTATTGTTTTCAATGATTATTCCCGATTAGAAAAAAGGGTTGATAGAACAAATTTTCTTTTGATGAAGAGTCTTAAAATGCAGCGTCAGGATGCTTCTAACCGTGAATTTGAACTGTATAAGTTATCTAAACTGAAATAGTCATGATTGAAAGATTAAATCAGATAACATTGAATGATTTCATTGAGCTTTCATGCGGAAACTATGCTTGTTTGCTTTCGGGTCGCGAATTTGTGTCAGAGAGCACGCTTAAAGAGATAGCATCTAAATTGCTCATTGAATACAGAAGTATTGTTAATCCTTCAAATATGAAGGCTATGGTAATGGACAAAGAGGATATGCTGAAAGAACGTGCCAAACTATTGAGTCTTCGTATTTGTCAGGCTCTTGTTTCTCTTGGCTTTTATGATGATGTTCGTCAGGTATTGGACCAGCTAAATGTAGATACCCGAAATATGAGTGATGAACAAGTAATATCGAAGATTGATTATTTACTTCATTCTGCAATTTTTGAGCAAAAACGGAATGAGGAAAGACGCAGTGAGGAACATAAAGGAAGTAAGGCTACTCCTGAACAAATTCGTTCTTCTTTTGATGCTGAGATTGCTTTTCTAATGACATTCTTTAAAATGAGTATTGATTCCCGCGTAATTAATGCTGCTGTCTATGCGAATATCGTTCATCAAGCTGATGTTGAAATATCGATCAGAAAAAGAAGCACATGATAATATTGGTATTACATATATGCTGTAATTCGATTAATTTTTAATTAAAGCGAATTATTTCATACAGTCGTTTGTACATCTCCTTTAGAATCACAAACGACTTTTTTATGAATAAAAAAAACAGCATCCATTGTATAAATAGGCATTTATACAATGTTTTATTGTCAGAATTACGTACATTAGAGACGAAGTGTAATCGGATAACAGCAGAAGTGTCCGAGGTAAAAAAAATGATTGCCTTATTGCCCCCCGATATAGGCACTCTTATTAGTTCAATCGAGCGTTCTGCTAAGGAAATGCACGAACAAAGTATCATGCACCGGAAATATGTGGAAAGGTGCATTAATGGCGAACCGAAGATACACCTAATAAGGAGGGCTGACAATGGACTTTGAAAAGGAATTATCAGAAATATATCCTTGGATATTAAAGGTGGCAAGAAAATTCTGCTGTTCCATGCAAGATGCTGAAGACTTAGCCGGTGATACAGTTTATAAGCTACTTGTGAATCGTGATAAATTTGATTGTTCTAAACCGCTTCAACCGTGGTGCCTTATTATAATGAGGAATACTTATATAATAAGATACAATAGAAATTCCCTTATACATTTTACAGGGCTTGATATGGTAGACGGAAGTGCCATTTCTAACTGTACAGCTCATTCAATACTGTTTGATGATTTGGTTTCCATAATACAACGGTGTGCTAAAAAATCTCGTTGTATTGATAGTGTGATGTATTATGCTAGTGGGTATTCATATGATGAGATAAGTGAAATCCTAAACATTCCTGTTGGAACTGTAAGAAGTCGTATTTCTTCTGCTCGGAAGTTTATACTTCAAGAAATTGGCTATTAGTAGGGGAAATACGATATTTTTTATGTTATCTTTGTAAAGTACATTTTTATATCGGCAATTATGAAAAATACGTTACTCATACTACTTTTTTTGTTTTGTGTGAATGGTAAAGTGTGTGGCAATATAGACAATGATAATTGTACTCCTAAAGAGACTATTCATTCAAATAACAAGTTCAATAGTTATAGTTCGGAAGATAAAATATACTTAAGTATTATCACGTCTTTTATTCCATTTGTTATATTTATTCTAGGACATTACCTTAATAAGTTAAAAGATAGGGAAAAAGAAGTGAGTGAGTTAAATAAAAGGTATTTAAATGGTTTACGACTATACTTGGAAGAAACATATTGGCGGTTATATGAGATAAATGAATATATATCTAATAAATCCAATATTAGATATAGTAAGATTTCTGGAATTAGTCGGTTTAATGATGTAAAAGGTAAAAATAGAGATTGGTTTATACATGATGGATATTATATTATTTCAACATGCTATCTTATTGCCTGTCTTTTTGGAGTTATTGAAAAGATGAGAGAAGAATTTCCATACATAATTACAAAAGAAAAACATGATACAGAGATACTCCATAAGGCATTTAATATTAGTTTGGCATTCTTAAATAATGAAGGGATATACTACGTATTGCAACATAATATTGGCCAAATTATGTACAACAAATCTGAAGATAAATTGCTAAGTTATTCTGAATTTACCAATATCCTTTTAGATAAGAAACGCTCAGTTTGGTTTGAACAACTAATAAATTTTTTTATTGATGTTGGAGAATTTAAAAGAAGAGATAATATAAGCAAAGCGTTGGATGCTATAAAATCTTTAAGTCAATATTTAGAAGAACAGTATAATTTAGGGCCTTCTATACCTAATAGGCTTGAGATTGAAAAAGATAATAAATGTAAGGTAGGGAAGAAGATAGGTGTAATATAAAAAGACTATTTTTGTTTTTATGTAGGTATATAATTGATAAATAGATAGTTAGTCTGTATTTTTGCAAAGCGCAATTTTCAAGAATTTAGCCAACTGGGAAATCGGTTGGCTTTTTCTATATATTTGCTCGTGAACGTTCAAAAGGAGTTAAAATGCTTTGTAAATATGTACTTATCGTTGATAGTATTTCCTATGATATTCCCAAATCTTGTATTCAGAATTGGGATGAAATAAAGTTTTCCCGTAAACGCTCCGGACTTGAAGGAATAACTAGAACCTTTACTTCAAAATTCCAGTTTGTGGGAGAAGCCTATGATCTCATATTGGAGGAGTATTTGAGTAAATACCTGGCTTCTAATGCCAGTATCTCTGTTTATACAATAACCAATTCTCATACTTATGATGAATTCTTCAGTTGCCGGTTGGATTTCGGTTCATTGACCTATGATGGAAATACTGTTTCTATTAATTCGATAGATGATAGTGTTGCTAATATCATAAAGGCTAATAAAGGAACACAATACGAATATTCGGTAGATGAACTGAAAGATGAAGCCCAGCTTTATTATGATAGATTGTCTTATGTAGGAAGTGCCACATATTATTGTGGTGGTAGAACCTTGGAAAGTGGAAGCATTCTTGTAGATGCAGTAAGTGGGAGTGACCATTATATGACTATTCCAATGTATATAGGGAGTAGTGAAATAGTGTCAGGTAGTGGCATAGAGGTGAAGGATGTTGGTGCAAGTGGTAACTTGGAGTCATGTTTAATTTATACAGAAAAAGCCACGTCTGTCAAAATATCAATAAAGGGAGCATATTCATGGGACGGCGCAAGCCTTGCTGCTGATATGCAGCTAAAAACAAAATCCGGAACACTCTTGAAAGAGTGGAAAGGGGGATGGGGCGGAGAATCAATTTCTGTAAATTGGGATGGGGAAGTAACATTATCTGCTGATGATGGGATTGTTTTGCTTGCAGCTTATAATACAAAGTTTGCGTTGTATTATTTTTCTAGCCTGAAAATAACCATGGAATTTCCTTCTATTGGATTACCTATTGATATAGATGCTATAAAGCCTGTTACTATCTTAAAGCGTTTGCTTAAAAGTATGAATGGTGGGAATGATGGTATTGATGGTGAGATTTCTTCCGGGATTGATGAAAGATTGGATAATTGTGTAATATTGACCGCTGAGAGTATTCGTGGCATACCAAAAGCTAAACTATATACTTCATATACCAAATTCGTTAATTGGATGGAAGCTGAATTTGGGTTTGTTCCCGTGATTAATGGACGAGTAGTATCTTTCAGGCATCGGAATAACTTATTTGGAGAAAATAATGTAAAAGATTTGGGGAGTAATATCGCTGATTTTGAATATAAGATGGAAGAGTCTAGGATATATTCCCGGGTGAGGGTCGGGTATGACAAACAGGAGTATGAGAGTATGAATGGGCGTGACGAATTCCGGTTTACTACTGAATATACCACTGGCGTTGACATAACGGACAATGTACTTGAACTTATCAGCCCTTACCGTGCAGATGCTTATGGTATTGAGTTCCTGGCGCAAAATAGAGGTAAGGATACTACAGATGACGAAAGTGACAATGATGTATTTTTTGTTGGTGCAACTCTATCTTCCAATGACAAGAAGTATAAATTGATAAGAGTCGGCTGGAATGTTGATGGTGTACTTAGTCCTGATACGATGTTTAATACTATGTATTGGCAGGGTGCCATGTTGCAGGCAAATGCCGGCTATATCGGTATGTTTACTAACAAACTGTCTTATTCTTCTTCTGACGGTAATAGTGATGTTGTTGTCAATGATATAGGAATGAAAGATGATTTTAACGTTGAAAGTGGTATTATAACTTGTGGAGATGTTTCTTTCACAACTTATGATGAAGATATTCCACCAACAGATGACGAAACGATTAAAATCTTAAAAGATGATCTGGTTTACGAGGGCTACATCAAAGAGGTAAGTAGTACAGTTGAGAGAAACGAGGGAGTGAAGTATGATTTATTTGTCCGTTCAATAACAAAAGCCTAGAATATGATTATAAGTCCGTTTACCCCGCTGTTTTTTTCTCCGTCTACCGATAAATTTGGAGCGAAGAGTAAATATGTGCAATTATTCGCACGTACAGACAGGATTTTTGTTGAATTGATTTTGACAGCCAAAGAGCAGGAGCCTATAGTTTACATTAATAATCTTTTAAGTAATATATCTACACCTGTATCATTAAGCTCATGGAAGATGAATGATGATAAGATTCTTTATTTCTATAACATTTCATTGCTTCCATGTGGATACTATACTGTAACAGTTAATGGGAATACGAGTGAGATTTTTAAAGTTACAGATGATGAATGTGAGTTATCAGAAACCAGCCTTATCCAGTATTCAATGAAAGATAATAAGCAGCGTCTTGATGCTGTCTGGTGGATAGATGGGATGCAATACTTTTTTGATTTTCGCGTTCCTGGTGGTTTCAAAGATAACGGATGGACGTTCGGTGTGGATAATGAGCAGTTCGTGACTTCCGATGAGGATATTGTTGAGCTGTTCAGCCATGAATATACAACAGTATTATTTACGCTTGGAAATGGAATGGGATGCCCTGTGTGGTTTGCAGAATTACTGAATCGGGTATTATGCTGTAATTACGTCTACTTTGATGGTGTTCGATATACCAGAAAGGAAAGCAATGTTCCGGAACTTAACCAGCAAATAGAGGGATTGAAGAGTTTTGTATTCAATCAAATGCTACAGAGGGTAAGAACGATCAATCCTGTTTTGGAATGGAACAACCAAATGTCTATAAGAAGAATTCAAAACGATACTTATAGGATAACATCTGATAGTGGAGAGTTGAGGAGCATAAAGTCTGGTGGTGAAGCTGTAGAAGAGTATACGTCAGTAATCACCGGTAAGTTGTATGTGCATTATCAGAAGATTATGACTAGTCTTTTTACATCTCATAATTATAGTTGTAAAGTGATTTTAGATAAACCTGCTAATAGTGGGGTGACGTTCATGATACCTTTTAATTTCACAAGCGCTGGTGTTGTAACTTCGGAAGTTAATCAGATTACAGTTGCCTTGGGAGGTTATTCGAGTGAAGTTCAATTCTCTCAAAAGGGAAGTTCATACGATATTGATTTATTATCAGGAGGTATATTAGAGTTCTTGAAAGGAACTGATGATAGGACTTATTATGAGGTGACTTGGGACGGTGAATTTGTTGATACGTTACCAGTTGCTTCCGATGAAGTTTCTGATCCGTCATCAAATTAATATAATAGTTTTAAACAATAAAGATAGAATAAAATGACAGAGTCAGAGAAACAACAAATTATTAGCCTTGTGCTACAAGCGTTGAAGACAAACAGTCTTACAATAGAGCAACTGACTGATACAACAGAGCTATCCAAAGATATGTACGTTGAAGTTAGCGGCGGTCGGAAAATATCTATTGATTTACTTTCAAGTACCATTGCTAAAATGGTGAATGGGGATTTTGATGCATTAGTGGAGAATGTCAATAAGATTGCAAAAGATTTATCGGATGGAGACGCCGAGTTATTGAAACGTATAACAGGAGTGTCTGATAAATCCAATCCTTTGACTGACCCATTTAAAAGTATTGGCTCTTTTACTACTATTGGTAGCTTTAAGGATAAATTGAAAACAATGTATTCCGGGGATTCTTCTATTGGGAATTATCGGTGTATTTTGTCTGTTGATTCGTCTAAGATTCCTGTAAATATACAAATTGAACGGTTGGAGCTTGATAAGGTTTGTCAATCATTCACTTCGTGTATACAACTGGCTACCATGTCAGACAATGCAGAAGGCGTGTATTTGGGTACAGTTTGTACTATCTCACGAATCGGTATTGTTTCCGGTGGGAGTGTTACATGGGGCAAATGGACCTCTGTAATAAATGACTTTGAGGAAAGGATAGGAAAAGCGAACGGTATCGCTCCTTTGAACGAAGAAAGTAAAGTTCCTTCTGAATGTCTGCCTGAACCGTTGTCTCTTGGGGAAGGTGAAGAAGAAGCTTTCCCCGGCAACCGTGGAAAGTCTTTGGAAGATACAATGAAAAATATCCCTTTCGATATAATCAAACCGGGTTCTTTCTCCGTCCTGTCTGACGCTTCCTATCTCAATGTGTATTTTAAGAAAGTATCCAAAACAACTGGTGAAGAAACGGATGATAGCTTCCGTCTGCCTTCCGCTACCCTTGAACAAGCCGGCCTTTTGTCCGCCGAGGATAAGCAAGCCCTTGAGGATATGAAGAACGGTACGCCCGCTGACAATGTAACACACCCCATCGTCATTGTCGATGAAATCCGCCCATTGAAAGACGGCTACTATACCCTTGAAACAGCCATTGCTGCTATAGTGTCCTGTCAACAGGAATCTGGCATCAAATATGAGCGAACGGGTCTCATCATTACTTACAAAACAGGCGAGTATGAAATGGAAACCCGGCAGTTCCAGGGTGCCGTGTCCGATTTTGCGACCCCTTCTCTTTGGAAACCCTTCGGGAATGGTGGCGGCAGTTCCGTTGTTGAAACTTCCGATGAACCGGCAGAAGGGGGGAAGGACGCCTTTTCAACTGGTGGCGCCTATGCTTATGTTCCGGCCAACCTCGACGTAAACGTGGAAACAGAAGGCATCGTAAAACTTCAGATGAAGAACGCTGCCGGTGAAACCCTTGGCGATGAAGTGCAGTTCGCTATCGGCACGGGTGGCGGCGGTCAGACTGGTGGTACCATTGTTGCCATTGCTTTCCATTCGACACCTGTCTATGGCTCTTACGGCTCCACGCTACGAACCTTTGCCGCCATTCGTTCCGTGACCTCGAACGGTGTCGAATCCTCTGACAACCTGATTGAGAAACTGGAACTCGTAGACCGTGAAAGCGGACTTACGGTCTGGACTGAAACCGTCAACAAAGCATCTTCCGGTGACATGAAAGACTTCTCCTTTGAACTGGACTTCACCGCATACTTTACGGCTGCCGGTACTCGGAAATTCAAGCTGATAGCCACTGACGAAAGCGGCAACACCGGTTCCAAGAATGTCAATGTAACAGCTGTTGATATTACCTGTACCTGTGTGCAGGTGCTCAACTATACCCCTGAAACTCTGCTTACTCCGACTACTGAAAGTTTCAGCCTTCCACTCTATAAGTTCGGAAACAATACCTCTGATAAAGGTATCAGCGCCCAGGTTGACATCAAGATTAATGGTGAATGGCAATCCCTGTCTACAGCCGTTGTCAATGACAACTACTCGCACTCCGTCGTAATCCGTCCTGCTTCCCTCGGCCTAGAACACGGTACCTATCCCTTGCGCATCCAAGGAACGGATGTCGCATCCGGAGTGAAAGGAAATGTCATTTACACGGCTGTCATGGTAATTGACCCGAATAGTTCCACACCTCTTATCGCCTTGAGATACGATGATAAAAACGGTGGAGTAGTCCGACTGTACGAAACCGTAGAACTTGATGTTGCCTGTTATGACCCGTTGGAAATGACTTCACCCGTCAGCGTGAAAGCCAATAACGTGCAGGTAACACAAATTGCTGCCAGTCGTAACAAAACCTATCAGGTCAAACAACAACTGCAGGGCTACAAGGCTGACGGCACCGATACGGTCAACTATACTGCCGTATGCAAGGACGTGACTAGCGAACCTGTCCGGGTGACAGTTAGCGGTTCCGCCATTGACGCCGCCATAAAAGAAGGCGCCATCTATAACTTTGACTTCTCATCCCGTACCAATCAGGAAACTGACCATAGCATTGTCAGCGGTAATTATGAAATGAAAGTGGACGGTGCCAACTGGACTACCAACGGTTTTGGCACATTCTTGGGTGAGAACTGCCTTCGCGTAGCCGAGAATGTGGGCGTGTCATTAAACCATGCCCCGTTTGCCGGCTCGTCCATCGAATCCAACGGTGCCGCCATCCAGTTCGCTTTCGCTTCCAAGAACGTGACCGATGATGATGCCCTGCTCCTTAGCTGCTATGACGAAACGTCCGGTGCCGGCTTCTATGTCACCGGCCGGGTGGTCGGCATCTTCTGTAACAATGGCGTTTCCCGTCGTGAAGAACGCGCCTATCGACAGGGTGAAAAGATAACCGTAGCCGTGGTTGTTGAACCTGCAAGCAACTACGTTGAACGTGACGGTACACGATATTCTATGATGAAACTCTTCCTCAACGGTGAGGAAGTCGCCTGCCTTGGTTATGTTCCGGGCGGCGGCTCCCTGATTCAGACCAAATATATAACGATGGACGGCAGGCTGGGTGATTTGTACCTTTATTACATGATGGCCTGGAACTCTTATATGGAATGGGCACAGGCGTTCAAGAACTACCTTGTCCGTCTGACCGATACGGAGGTAATGGTGAAGGAATACGTCTTTGAGGACGTCCTTAAAAGCC